TTGAGGAAACAGATCTGCAGTTAAAAGGTGATATTAAAAAAGTTGCAATTATTTTGAGAAAAAACAGAACTGGTCTTAAATCAAAAGGATTATTCTACGTTTTCCTATCAAGACAAAACAAGAAATTATTTCCTGATTTGCAAAATGCAATCGATGGTGATGAACACACTGAATGTGGATATTTTTCGAAAGATAATCTTCCAGACAACGTATCGTTAGGATTACGTCGATTAATTTCAAGACTTCTAAAGTAATTTTTTGCACAAAGTATCACTTTTCACTACTTTTTGCAAAAAATCTATTTCTTCTATTATTTTTTCAACCTCAATGTTTTGTTTTCCAAAAACCAACTTGAAGAATTCTGTTTTGTTTTCTCTAAGATTTTTCAAATCTTCAAGTAGTTTTTCAATTTCCATTTTGACTCTCTCTGATTTTTTCTTTTAGTTTCTCCACAAATTCGTTTTGTATCATTTTGGTGAATTTCACATAAGGTGTGTCATCAGATTCAGGATCATATCTATACTCACCCGCTGGTGGTCTTTTAGCTCTACCCAAATAATTCAAACCAGAAATGTTTGTTATACATTTGTGACCACCACTCATAGCTTGTATCAAATCCCAACAACTTATCTTAACATCATCCAATTTTAAAAAATCATTCTCACTTAAACTATAGTATGGACGTTTCATAATTTGTATAATGTTTTCTAACTGATTGTCAGAAACGATACCCGAATATTTTGTACCAAAAAGTGCAGCAAAATCCTTGAACGTAAATCCAACGGACTCGTCGTTGACAGATTTTTCAGCGATATACTTTATGGTTGACAACGGAACAAGTCTTTCTTTTAATTGTTTTTCCCATTTTCCGATTACTTCTTGTGCAATTTCTCCAAGGTTTACACCTTTTAGACCTCTCTCTTCTTTGAATGGATTACAACTTGCTTGAACAAGTCCCATTGGCCACGCAATTACTAAAAAATCAGCGTTTGGATGATTTTTGAACGGTGTGTACCTATCATACGAACCAGGTTTCATCATAGATCCTCCACCGTATTGTACAATAATTGAATCATCCAACTTAACATTCGGACTGTCCTGCATTTGTTGAATGTAGTCCTTCATATTGTTTTGTAAAATTTGAGGATTTACATAATTACGTTTTATCATCAACTTTTTGATCCGATTATAAATTGAAAGTAATGAAGGTTGACAATTCATTACTAGATCATCTAGAAATCCGGGTTTGTTTTTGAATGCTAACAATAGTTTGTTACAAACCAAACCTAATAATATTTTGTTCCTTTTTAATTCTTTTTGTTTATCTAATCTGAAAATGTAATTGATAACATCGTCAGTGGTAACACCATTTCTCATAAAATCTGCCGAATCAACCATTGATATCAATTTGATATCATCATCTGGAAATATGTCCACAGGAGACACTTTCTGAGATATCGTAGCCACATTCGATCTGGATTGTCCAAAGTATTTCGATTTTGTTTCTTCAGCACCAGCTTGTCTATCATGGTGGTCTGTGTGTATCACAAACATAGGTTTTCCGTGGGCAAAATCGACTAACACGGGCATTACATCTCCGTTAGCATCAGGTTTTTTTATTGAAAATTCTTTGTCTCCGTACTGAATTATTTCACAATCTATTACCTTGATACCATTGTCATCAAGGTATTTTTTCATTCCTAAAGCAGTAGTAACTCCGTCTAAATCTTGGTGATAATAAATTTTTGCTTTTTTATATCGCCTAGTAAGTTGTTTAATATCCCGAAGACCACTTTCTAATATAATTTTTTTCATTAGCTTAATGTAAGCAAATATTTTAGTTTGTTGAATTCTGAGAGCATTTCGTCTCTTATATTTAATAGATCACTATCGGAACTTGGATCATATACATTTGTCAATGAAACTAAGAATTGTACTACTGACTCAATATATTCCATAACATCCACACTCATCAAATCCAATAAAGGTAAATTCAATCCATGTTCGAATTGAGGTCTACCGTGTTTTCCCATGCAAACTTCAACAAATGAATCAATTAAGTCACTCAACTGGTCATATATTGAACCAAACGCTTGATGTTGTGCATAAGAATCTGTTTGCCAATGAAATATTTTCATTTGGTTTTGTGCCATCAATAAATTTTGTATTACCTCGTTTTTCATTATTTTTTTAAAATAAACCGGGAAATAATTGTGAAAAAACACTCTTATTCTCAGGTTTTTCAGATACTGGTGCCGTGGATTGTTGTTGACTAGGTTCTTCAATTGGTCGATAATCAGCTTCTAAATTACCAAAATCATCGTTCCAATTACTTTGAGCTTCTCTTGTCTGTGAGTATTGATTTAATTCTTTTGAATAATCTCCCATTTGTTTTTCCAATTCATCTGGTCCAACAAAATTTGCTAAACCCATAAAATCCAAAAACCCCAGCCACCATTTTGTTTGTCTCATTAACGCCCTTGTTTGTCTGTTACCCCATAATCTACCAACACCACCACTGAATGGATATTTTTTGAAACTTTCCCAAGACCATTTTGCGTATCCTGTTGGATCTGAAAACATACTCCCTTTAGGTTTACCACCTAAACCCGAAAATAATCTTTGGTCACTTCGAGCTAAATCTGCCATTTGTTTTGCAATGTTTTCAGCTTCGGTTTGTGTAAGTTTAGCTCCAGGGTTTCTACTGAGTCTTTTTGCAGTTGATCTAGCCAAAGAACCTGCAGCTCTTGACCCTGAATTTACCGAAAATATTAATTTGACCCAATCTATAATTACACCTTTAAGTCCGAATGGTAAAACTAAAGTAGGAACTTTTTTAATTTTAGCTATCAAAGCTGGGCCCCATCTATTAACACTGGTTGTTAATTGTCTCCATAATTGATTTGTTTCACCCAATTTTGTTAGTATTTTTGTCGCTTCGTCAACTTTACCCATTTTGGCTAGTTTTTGTGCATATTCAGCATTTCTTATAACTTTACTACTTTTTCCTAAAAAAAGTAATGGTTTTGCGGCTAAATCTCCTAAATAAGGAATTACTGAAATCATTGACAATATTCCAAATACAGTATCACCTTGTTTTAAGTATGAAATACCGTTCACAAAATCCACAACACCTGTAGGATCAAATATTCCGACAATATCACCCAAAGTATTGTACCATTTAGCTTCATTAATCATATAATTTTCACTCAAAACATTTTTTAGTGAATTATATTGTTTTTCATTAATTAAAATATCCATATCAATTATTTTAATATAAATATTCTAAATTTAAAAAAAAAATTAGTGTATTCTATTTTGATTTTTTGAGATTTTCAATCTTCCTGTCTAAGTACCATTTTGCTTTTAAAAGATCTTCTAATTCTTTTTCTTGATTTTTTTTACCAGCTCTTGAAATATACTTGACGGTATTTCCTAAATGGAAATCTAATTCCCATGCTTCAATTACTTTGATTGCTTCGTAGATATTTTCAGATCCACCATAATGAGAGGGATGATTTACCATTTCCTTGTTTTCCATAATCGAATCATTTGAATGTACCACAGGATCCATCACAACCTTGCCCACCACCTTCAATATATCCTACACGAGTATCAATATGAGCTGACTTAAGTTGTCTTGTTTTAATACCACAAATTACACAAGTGTCGTATTCGTTTGTATCTTCATTTCTATAATCAGACAAAAGTTCTTCATTCGATAGTGTTGAAAATTTGGTATCAACATGTTCATACTTTCCTTCGTAATACATATGTTTATGAACAACATTTAATTGCTCAGCCATTTTGAGTGTATCTAGAATAACCTTTGTAATTTTATAAGGATCAGCATTTGAAGCTGGTCTTCTGTCTTCAAGATATCCCTTCCATTCTTTTGCGGTTTGTATTGGGACTCTTATGGATGCTCCTCGGTCTGAAATACCCCAACTGAACTTATCAATTGATTGGGTTTCGTGTTTACCTGTGAGTCTCAATTCATTTGATGAACCGTAATTTTCGATGTGAATGTTATGTCTGTTTTCGAATGCTGAGAAAATTGATTTAAAGTATTTTTCCCCACCTTCTTCTCTCATTTTTTTGGTTGAAAAATTACAATGTAACCCACTTCCATTCCAATCACCCACTACTGGTTTTGGGTGAAACTCGATAGTATATCCCCAATTTTCAGATAGTCTCTGTAGAATATATCTAGCAATCCACAGATCATCCGCAGCTCTTTTGGAACTATTACCAAAGATTTGAAATTCCCATTGTCCCAATAATACTTCCGCATTGATACCTGTTATATCCAATCCTGCCCATAAACATAATTTCATATGTTCTTCAACAAATACTCTACCATGGACTTGATTACTACCAACACCACAATAGTATTTTCCTTGTGGTTGTGGATACCCATTCATCGGAAATCCAAGTGGTCGACCATCTTTAATTATAGTATACTCTTGTTCGAAACCATACCATGTTTGATCACCATTGGGTAACAAATTTCTTAAATTACTTTCATGTGGTGTTCCATCAGGATTCATTACCTCACACAAAACTAAATAACTTTTAGATGTATTGATAAGTGTACCGTGGTCATACAAAGTTTTATCGAATGGATTGGGTATTACTCGAACAGGTTTTAAAATTCTATCTGAAAAGTGACCATCCGCTTGTTGAGTTGATGAACCGTCAAAAGACCACTCAGGAAAAAAATTAACATCTCCCGGATTTCCTTTCCATTCACGAATTATTTTGACCTTACTTCTGAGATTCGGTTCTGGACTGTAACCATCTAACCAAATATATTCTGCCGTTATACTCATTTTTTATAATTTTTTACAGTAGAATAATAACCGGGATATGAGGGACTTTCGACAATTAAATCATTTTCAACCAAATAATTAATTACCATCAAAGTTTGAGTATTATCAACTTTGAGGAGTGAAGAAATAAAATCAACATGACATGGTTGTCTAAGTTTAGCAAGAACTTTGTCTAGGTTTTTTTTCTCCAAAAGTTTTGAATTAATTTGTTCCATATTTGTTTTTTTATCGAAATATTTTTTTCGAGTGTACCCACCCAAATCAGAATCATTTGGATTTTTTAGAATTTCTTCCTCTGTTAGATTTATCTGTATCATTTTTTTCGTTTTTAGGTTCATTTTTTTTAATGTCACGTACCTTTTCTTTCCATTCTTTT